CAAGAGCCTCACCGCCCCGGGAATTTCCGTTGATAGTAAGGCCAACACCGGTGAACGTAGAAGTGGCACCGCCCAATAGCGTTGATGTCCAGCTTCCGGATGATGCGAAATTCCCGTTCGTAACCGCCGTCGCAACAGTGTTCCGGGTGATGGGCGCTTCATCAACGAGCGGGCGCAGCACGCCGTCCGTTATCTCGATGATGGCTGATAGGCTCGTTGACCGGATAAACTCGATATGGCGGGCCTTCTCATTATTTCTTGTTTGCAGTTTGTGTTCCGTACCCGTCCGCAGAAACATCGGACCGACGGTCTTCGGCATCCAATTCGTCATTGTGTTAGCGGACAGCCGCGTGCGCGCCACATCCACGCGGGCGAGGGCTGAATTGGATATCAGGCCACGGTTGAAAGCGACAAGATCAAAATTGCCTTTAGGCATTGATTATCCCGCCCGGAAGCGGCCTTCCCTTGTCCCGAGCCCTGCCGCGCCGCGTGACCGAACAAAACGACTAGGCGGAAGGAATTTCGGAGCCGCCTCGTTCATTGCATCTTTGCTCAAGGAATCGTGCAGAGCCCGCTTCACGGTCTCATCAAGATCCTGAATCTTCTTGCGCAGATTTTGCGTTATGGGCTCTATGACCCGCTGCGCCAACATCAGCACAACGTATCGCTCGAAGAGCGCCGGCCAGCGCCCGAGGTTCATCCCGTGGGTGGTCGCATCTGAAACATATTCAAGGTAGATGGGGTCGATATCGGCCAGCCAGCCATCGATACCATCGCGATACCGGATAAGCGGGTAGTCCATATATTCGTCGGCTGAAAGGGCGGCCGTGCGCCGCCAATCATTGGGCTTGTCGAAAAAGAACGTGTGGCCGAATTCCGTTTCCGTATCGGGGCTTTCGTTCAACTCGACGCGCTTCAGGGCGAAGTTCCAAAGCCCGTTTTCCAGACACTCATGCAGGACCGGCAGGTAAACATCGTCAATGATGCGGCGAGGCTTCCTGTCTTCGTTTAGGTCTTTGATGCGACGATCGCCGATTTCAATGCTGACCTGCCGATACACGCTGAGTTTGTCTGCCATTTATGCGGCCCTGCCTATTGTTTTCACATGGCCGTCCGCCCACTCCCACGCTAAAGCGGGATCTTGGAAGCCATGTTTGAGGCGTTCGTTGTCGGATTTCCTGATGACGCCGTATTTGAGTGTGGGAGAAACCCACTTAACATCAAAGTCATCAGACAGTGTTTTCTTCAAAGACTGCGTGTCCTTCGCGTGCAGGCTGATGGGGTTGACGACGGGGACGACACGAACCGCGCCCGTTCCAATGTCCGTCACAATTAGCTTGGCGAAGTAGCTCATGTCCTCCGGATAGATTTCAATCTGATCCATCGGTCGAAGTTGAGCCGCAACGTGGGCCCAATAATCAGGTTCCAAAAGGCGCTCAAATGGAGTGGTTACCGATGGCGAGGCCATCCAGACGTTGCGCGCATATTGTGAAAGCTGGAAGCCGGATTGGGTTAGCTGATTTGGTTGGGGCATATCATGTCCTGTGCTTGTGTAAAAATGGCGGGGATTATGAACCCCCGCCACCATTAAGCACAAAGCATCAAAAGCGCAATTACGCCGCCGATGCCCCGATCGTTGCAGCGCCGCCGGCTGTGACCGCCGAGACGCGATGCCAAGTGATCGTTGCCGTTGCCGTGTCGATGACGCACATCGCATCGTTCTTCGTCAGGCCCTTTTTGTCGCCGTCAGAGAAAAAATCAGCGGCGTCAACATCGCCATGGGCGTCGGCGCTCGTATAGAGCCATACTTGCGGCCCCCCTCCGAGGGCGCCAACGGTCATCAGCGTAAGTGCTGCCGGAACGTATGTAGCCATTTTTCAGACCCTCCTTATGCCAGCGCAGAGCCGTCGTGGACCATTTCGACCACACCGGCGTTCTGAAGAAGTTTGGACCCCATAAAGATGCTCGTGCGAGCCCAATAATAGTCCTCTTCCTCGTTGTATCCGGGGATCGAAGCGAGAGCTTCCACGTCGGCAGCATGGCCGATGGCGTCGCGGTGATACATGAAGCAGGATTCGCTTGAAGTTGCCAAACCTTCAACGCCGGAGTGGCAAATCCAGTTGACTCCATACCACCGTTTCATGGCCCGGGTTGGACCTACGAACGGCTTCGACTCGACGTAATCAGCCGAAGCGTAAGCCGGGATATTCATCAGATACCCGTCAAACGCCGGCGAAATCACGGCAAACATCGATTCGATGTCTTCCAGATCGACTTTGGCGTTGCCAAGCTTCGTCTTTGCGATGGTGACGAGGTTGAGCGTTGCAATCTGTGCATTGCCCGTCGTAATCGTCCCGGTTTTCAACTCCACGAGGATGTCGTCGTCGATCCGGCGGTTCATGACCTTGATGGTCATTTCCTGCATGATGCGACGGCCGTCACCTTGGGAGCCGAAGATGTTGAACCGCGTGCGCCGGGGCTTGTCATGCCACTCAACGAGTTGCGCGGTATTTTGGGTGAGGTTGTCAGCGCGACCCGGGATCAGACCTTGGACGGATCTTGTGACCGCGGTGGCGCTGCCAGAATCGGCAACAAGGAAGATCGCCTTATCGCCCTGCCTGACCATTTCGGTCGTGCAGGTTGTCCGAAGGCGGGAGTACCCGCGCTCAAAACCAGCGATGAATTCCTGCCGATACTGAGTTTGAAAGGCTGTCTCAGCCATAGCAATATCTCCGTTGTATAGGCTTTTTGTGGGGCCTACTCAGGAGATCCTGTTATCCCGCTTCACAGGCTGCCCCCATGTCAATTGCACGGGGATCTGTGTCTGCGGCCGACAGGGGCGTCGCTGGCCAATATTGTTTTATGCCTTCAGGCGAGTCTGGCTGTCAATGATATCGCGATATTCACTTTGCAAGCCGGCGGACGCCGCCCCCTTCCAATAGTCAGATCGGGGGTCGCCCATCATCTTTTCAAGCTCCGACCTGCGGCTAGTAAGATCCTTGATGGAGGCGTTTATGTCACCGCCGATCGGGATGTCTGCCGGGTACTGAATACGCCCAAGGCGGGCCATTTCCTGTTTGAATAGATGGGTTTGCGAGATAATGCGGTTTTGGCTATCGCGAGCCGTCAGCATCATATCCATGAAATCCGGATCGGCATCCTTGAAGACCAATTCGCCGCGCGAAATGTTTCCTCGATAATCTTGGCCCCACGCTTCTGTTAAGATTGTGAGGGTGTCCGCCTTCAATTGATCGTCGGCATCGATGACGGCATTTGCGCTTTGTTCGAGCAGCCCGGAGAAATACCAATCGAACAGGCCGTTCATTTGGCTTTGCGTAAGATTCAGATCCTTTTCGACCGAATAGGCCATCAGGGAATCCGCTATGGGCTTGTCGTCATCACCAAGCGTCCGACCATCGGCAAGTTCAATTTGGAAATCTTCCTTTGAACTCGGGATGTCGTTGTCCTTGCGCCACGTTGCAAATTCTTCGTCGCTGGAACCTTCCTTCGGCCGGGCCAGCCCGCGCTCGCTTATTGACCGCGTTTGTTGCTGGTGAGCCTTCCACATATCCTGCGGGGCCTTGTATCGGGTGAGGCTTTTGAGGGCGGACTTGTCATCGCCTGCAAGTTGCTCCCTCCAATTTTCAGGAAAATCCTGTGTGCCTCCATTGGCGTCGCTGGCGGCAGCGCCCTTATTACCGTCGGCGCCGCCTTTCTCTCCGCCATCGCCCGTTTCGCCAGCAGCCGCAGCCGCAGCGGCAGGATCCTCGCCTCCTGCGCCTTCACTTGCCGCCGCGCCGCCTTCGTCGGGTGACCGCAGGATCATCGCGCTCGTGCTCAATAGTTCGCTCAGAAGGGTTCTCATCGCTTAATTCCTCTAACTGTGTGCCTGTCAGGCTCAGAAAGGTTCTTAGTTTTATTGCCAGAAAACGGCGCCCATCGCGGAACGCCGTAAGGTCCGGTGATCCCGGTATTAGAACGAGCCCGGAGAGCCCGCAAGACTCATCCGACAGCCAGTCCATAAATGCTGTTTGCTGTTCGGGGGTCGCCGTCCCCGCCGCCATTGCGCGGGCGCTGTAAATAATCGCCTTGCTGTAGATAAAAAGAAGGTGCGGCTGATCTTGATGCTCAATGATTTTCTGCATTGGGTTAGGTTGCTACGGCGCTCGCGATCTGGCTGATGCCTATGCCACCTTTTTGTGCGACTTCGGCCATACCCTGCGCTTGCTCCAATTCTGCCTGTTCTTCGGCCTTCTCTGCCATGGCCTCTCGAAGCTCTTCTACTCCTTTCGAGTCGTTTAGCCAATTTGAATCCCAGCCGGCGGCACGCAGAGATTCGCGGAAGGCTTCCGTCGTGTTGATGTTAGCAATTTGAGCCGGATCAACCGCGGTGGCCAATTGGAGCAATTCCATCCCTTCACGAAATTCCTGAGACTTTTCGGACTTCAAATCCCGCAATGCGTTTGTGAACGCAAATCGAAGATCCGGGCCCCTCACGATATCCGGTATGGTATCCTCCCGTCCGAAGGCTCCCAACTCCAACAGAATCTCAAACGTCTTATCGCAAAGCTGCGCGTTGTAATCCTGCTCGATCGGCTCCATCAGCGGCAAGGCATTGCGGACATGCTCCTGCACGCGCTGGCGGACCTCAAATGCGGTCATTTCCTGCTCGATCGGCGGGAAGATAAGTTTGTTGAGGAAGAAGCCGTCCGCGATGGATTTCTTGACGCGATCCGCCATTTCCCAGCCGACCGGCATTTTGCCTGAATTCTTGTCTGCGAGGGGGCGCAGCACATCGCCGAGGCGTTGGTCATACCCCATTGTGACCCAAGTGATCCCGCCCGAATACAAAGCCACGTCCGAACGCATGGCCTCCTTGATCCCGATCATTGGTGGATCGACGTACTTTTCGCCGGCTTCGAGGATAACGCGCTCGATGGATTGAAGGAGGCGTGAATCGGGCAGGACAACATCCATGGCGCCGGACCGGGCGTATTGCGATTCCGATACCGTCAGCCAACGCGGGATTATGTAGAAGAAGATTTTGACCGGCGACTTGCGAAGGATGATCGAGTTTTCAATGTCGAGATAGTACGACATGAATTTCCCGTTCGGAACTTTCTTGTCCGCGATCCCGTCGAATTCATCAACCGGAACGAGTATGTGCATACAATTGATTGAGCGCTCGCCGTCTTGTTTCATGGACTCAAGGACGTTCGTCGATAGGGCGTCCCTTCCGAATTCCTTAACAAGCTGTCGGATTGACGGGCTCCAACGGCGCCATACTGATCGGATAAATCCATCGTAGCTTTCCAGCCAAGCGACAGCGCGCAAATGCCATGCGCGGTACAGGAGGGCGTTGTATTCCCGGTTAACGTCGATCGTCAGGACCGCGTTGCCAAAGCTGACGTAATCGTGGTCGCCTTCCCGGGA